GGTTTTGTTTGCGGTTCCTGTTTCAATTGTGCAAGCATTAACTTGAATGCTTGTCATATCGCCACGATAGGCAATATAGTTAAGCCAGCCGGTAGAACCAAAGTTTAAATATTGTTCACCTTGTCTATCCACTTTCCGCAGCGCAGATAACACTGCGCGATTCTGCGAATAAAGCAAATAATTCATCGGCCTTAATTCAAACTCAAATGGTTGCACCGTCAAAATTTCGGATGTGCTGAGTCGCATATTCCGCGACAACATTTGTCCGACAAATTTATGATCGTTAATGCCAACCGATTCAGCCACCGAAAGAATTGTTTGCAATGACATGATTTATCTCGATATTGGAACACTACGATTTGCGCTTTGATACGCAGCCCAAATTGTATTTTTATTTGATGCAAGAAACTGCGTTGCCGACTGCGTATCAATTGCACTCATGCTGGCAATGTATGTGCCGTTATTTGTAAAGCCGCCTTTGTTCATATTAGCCGCAGCTTGTTGCCATGATCCGTTTGGAATGACAGTGCCGGGAGTATTTGGCATAAATAATTCAGGACCATTTTCTCCAACTAATGTCAATCCGTTAATCGCGCCACCAGATGCAGCCTCTCCATATCCAACACTAATGCCAGCATCATAGTTTATAGTTTTTATTGGCGCAGGACTAAACATTCCAACAAGCGATCTAAACAACATAGATGCTTGCGCTTGCATTTCCATGCGAATCAAATCTTTAATAATTGATAAAGCAAATTCTTCAAATTTAAATTCACCTGTTTCCACAAAATTGCTAATTGCTGCATCCATATTGCTCATAACAGTTGAAAATGCAGCCTCTCCACGCTTAAAAGCATTTTCAGCGGTTTCTTGAAATTGACGGGCAGAATATTCCCATCCATCAACAAAACTTCTTTGCCGTTCTATTTCCTTTTCTAAATTTTGTTGACGCGCATTATTTATTTGATCTATCGCATCAAGTTCAATATCTCTTATTTCTTCAATGTTTTTAATTCTTTGTTCATATTCTTCACGCGCTTTTTGTCCACCACCTTGACGCTTCATTTCATATTCAGCTTCTTTCATTTGATCGTTATATTTTTTTTCTGCTTCAATCAAACGGTGAATATTTTCTAATGCAAGATTAGACAAGTTATATTGATTGGTAGACATCAAATAACGATTGCCTTCTAGTTGCAATCGTTGTTTTTCAATATTTAATGTTGATTGAATGTTGGCAATGTCGCGCCCTTTTTGCTGCGCCAAATCCAATTTAAACATTTTGTCTTCTAAATCAAACTGTTCTTTTGTTGCTTCTTTTCTTACTTCTTGAAGCCTAACAATTGAATCAATTACAATTAATTCATTGTCTAATATTTTATTTCTATTTGCGTCAAGCAACATAAGATCGTGGAGAGTTTTTCCAGTTAACTCATATGCTTCATTTAATTCTTTTATTTTTTGTTTTGTTTCATCTTTTATTTTTTTAATTTCTTGTTCATATTCAATATCTAATTTTTTTTGTGCATAGGCAGCAGAGCCAAGATTAAATCTGTCTCTTTCTAAATTAATTAATTCAATTGTATTATCTGTTTCTTGTCTTAAAGTTACCATTCGTAAAGCAGTTTCATCTTTAACTGCTTTAATAGTTATGTCATGATTTCTTTTTTGTTCTTGTGCCAGTATTGTTGATCTTGCTTCTTGTATTGCAATGATTCTATTTTTTTCTTGCTGATATTGTTGATCTGCCAATTGCATATTTTTTTGACGCACTGCTGCATCTTCTGCTGATTTTGCAGATAAATCATATGCTCTCTCAATATCAATTAAAGTATTTGAATATTGAGCACCTGCTTTTGCTAATTGATTTGCTTGTTCAACTTCTAATTTACGCAATTCATATGTGCCTTCACCAATTTCAAATTTTTCTTTTTCTAAAGAAAGCAAATCATATGTTGCTTTATATTCTGCATCATTAGTGTTAGCTTGTTTTTTATATTCAGTATCAATATTTTGCATCGTAATTTGATGCTGATGCGCTAATGCTTTTTGACGCAGACCATTTTCTATACCAAATTGTTTAACCCTCGCATCAATTGCAGCCTTTTCTTTTGCATTAATTAAATCAACTTGCGCTTTTTCTTTGTTACGCTCTTTTGCCGCATCATTACGAATTTGTGCAAGATCACTTGCCAAATTTAATATCATTTTTTCTTGCGCTATTGCAGCCTCACCTAGCGGAATTCCTTTGGCATCAATAGCAAACATTTTGTCGGCAATGTCTGCTTTTTCTTTTATTAGTTTAATTTCAAGTTCTAATGCTCTACGTGTTTCTTGTTTGCGCTTTTCTTCCTCTGCCGCAGCTTTTGCATCAGACTGCCCTTTTTTTGAAGGATTTTTATAATCGCCAGCAACAGCTGCTTTTGCAATTTCTATTGCTGCCCTGTTTTGTCTTTGTGGTGATGCGCCATAACCATGAGTTATTGCTGTGCCGGACATACCGCCCAATTCACCTGCGCCCCAATCAATTTCTGCGCTACCACCTTCCTTTAAATTTTGCATTGTGTCCGCAATGTTTGCTATTGAATTAACAATTGCAGCCAATGGAGAAACCAATTTTTGAGCAAAGAAAAGAATATTTTTAAATGCCGCTTCTATGTTTTCCCATGCTTTTGCATTTTCTTGTATTGCAGAAAGCAAAGCCGGATCGCCCATTTCTTTGTATTTGTTTACAAAAGTTGAAGCGTCTACACCTTTCATCGCCTTACCAAGAATTTGATTTTGTAATGCTGCTCTTTTGCCAGCATCTTCTACTTGCGCCAATTCTTGTACTACTCTTTTGAACAAATCTTCCAGCTTTAGATTTTCAACATCTTTCCCGCTAATTTTTAATTCAGTAAATGCTTTGCGTAATTCGTCGCTACCCTCAATTGCATCTTGTTGAACACTTGCCAATTTGTTTAATGATGTGCCTATGTTATCAGCCTCGCCGCCAGCACCTTGCATCGCCGCTTGCATTGCAATTAATGATGATGTTGTTACATCATAAGCAGCGGCAGTATCTTCAATTTGATCGGCATATTGGAATGCTTTTCCAACAACCAATGCAGCAGCAGCAACACCAGCAAGACCTGTTGCCGCTGTTGTCATAAACTCATCTTGCGCTTTTTGTGCATTACGCAACGCGCGCTTTTGATTCATTTCAAATTCGCGCGTTTTCTTTGTGGCATCATCAATGCCAGAAATAAATTCTTTGTTATCTAAACCAAGAATGACACCAAGCCGCGCAATTAATGACATGATTTACCCTTTACTTTGCTTTGCTTTGTTTTGCTTTATATTTTGTAATTTGATTTTGTATTTCAATTTTTAATTTTTCTGCAACCTCATCTTGATTTTTTTCAAGTGCTGGCCTTAAATATGGCCTTGGAGCCATTCTTGCCGAACCAAATTCACGTTGCAATGCTAATTGACCACGCTTTGACAAGCCTTTAGGCATAGCCATTGTTTTATTATGATTCTTTGTGCCGTATTCAACAAACATGGCGCGACCATCAGAAATATCTTTTCCTTCCAATATTGCGCTTACTTGAGCAATAACCAAATCGGTTGGTTTAACATACATTGACCTTTGATCTTTTGGTTTAGCCAATCTTGCATCAACGCGCAAAGTTCTTTGCAATTGACCTGTATCATAACCATGCCCCGGTTTTAAATTAGCTTTAGCCGCATTTAATACAATAGTCATTGCTGTTTTTGCAGCAGGAATTAATACGTTTTTATCCGCGCTTTCAACGCCATAATCTTTGCTTATTTGTTCAAGCAAATACGCCAATTCCTGAGCACCGTAAACAGAACTAAAACTTTGCTTTGGTCCAGCCATTTTAAAACCTTCCTTCCGAACCGGGCATCATCTGCATGAATAACAATAACCGCTTGTTTGCTTCCTCTGCTTTTTGTTGCTCAGTCAATGGTCTGTAAATGTACTCATAAGACAGACCAAGAATCTCATTCAATGTATACGCTTTAGAATTGCCGCCACGAATGTAATTAAAAACACCAGTGGTAAGCAATCCCAATGTATTCAAAATTACTTTGTTGCCTATAAACCCATCATTAATCGCAATCATTACAACATTAAAATCATCCTCGCTCATTGCATCTGGATTTGCACCATGCGCTAACAAATATGCTCTAGTCTGCAAACGCAATGAGCCAATTAGTTTTTTTTCGTTTCCTCATAACTAGGCGAAATTACTTCCGCAATTTTTTTCATTAATTCTAATTGCACAGGAAACGGAAACTCGCTGTTAATTTCTTCGTAAGTTAATTCATCCATGTTTGCGCCTTCCATTTCAGGCACAAGCAATTTCACCATTTCCAAAACTCTTTGCTCAGTCTGAGCAGTAATTTTTGCCAAGTTTTTTACTGATCGACCATCAACAATTACATCATCATCCAAATAAACAATTGAATCGCTTTGCAATGTTTCTTTTTTTTCCAGCAGCGGTTTAATTAATTCTTCTGTTTTCTTTGTAATATCAACTTCAGAAACGCGCTTATTTATAATTTCCATTTCTGATGCTAGTGGAACGCGAACCTTAAAGTTTTGACCGCCCAAAACAAATGATCGAGTTCTTAAAATTTGTTGATTAACTTTTAGAATTTCTGACAGTTTCATATCTTATCCTTTCTTAATAATGCCGTTATATATTTCGTTGTTCAAATCGTTGACGTATTGAACAATCTCTTGTGGTGACATTTTATCAGCATGATTCGCTGCAATGGCATGAACCAGTGAAATGCCTGTCAGTTTTTGTTGCGGAAAGCCAAACCAGCTTTTAGGTGCAATCAATGATTGCTCAAGCAAATACCCAAGCAAATCGTTGTTGTTGTTGATTTGTGTTGTCATATATTCTCATGTAAAAAAGCCCCCGAAGGGGCGATTGTTTTAGTTGTTAGACCAGCCGTACTGACCACCGCGAGGATGAACAGTAAATACGCATTTGGCTTCTGCGCCGGGTTGTGGATCAATTTGAAATTGAGATACTCGACCATTAAATGCATAAGCAATTGTGTTTGATCCATCTACCGCAGCCACCACAAATGTGCGATCTACAATACCGCTGTATGCGTCTGAACGAATCTGAAGTAGCGCAGCGTCAGATGGATTCCATGCGGCAGTAATTGATAGCGAAGTCGGAGCAGATTGCACAGGAATCTTGTCCGATTGACGCGCACCGGCAACCGAAAAGTTTGCCACTGCATCATCCTGCCCAAAAGCAGGAATTGCCTCGACAGGAACTGCAACACCGTTTGCGCCAGTGCCGTTTGCAGTAGTGCCGACAATTGCCGCCACTTGTGCAGTCCATACCGACAGGTTAGCCGTTGTCAGTGGTGTTGGTGTTGCAGCCGACTGCATCCATAGTGATGCGCTAAAGCCGGGCAATACTTTGCTTGGAATAGCCATGATTTTTTTCCCTATTAAACGTTATTTGACCAGCCGTACTGACCGCCGCGAGGATGAATCGTAAACATACATTTTGCTTCAGCACCGGGCGCAGGATCAATATTAAATTGACTGACGCGACCGTTAAATGCGTAATAAACAATGTTTGAACCATCAACAGCAGCAATCACAAATGTGCGATCAATGACACCGCTTTCGGAATCTGAGCGCATCAGCAGCAGGTTAGTATCTGCCGGGTTCCATGCAGCGGTAATCGACAAAGATGTGGGCGCAGATTGCACCGGAATTTTGTCCGACTGCCTTGCGCCAGCCACAGAAAAGTTTGCTACCGCATCATCTTGACCAAATGCTGGGATTGCTTCCACAGGCAACAGGTTGCCCGATACAGCAATCGGCGCAACGCTTGCCACAAGCGACAATTGCGCGACAGTCAATGGTGTTGGGGTTGCCGTTGGTTGGCAATATAGCGAAGCCGAAAAGCCCGGCAATACTTTATTTGGAAGTGCCATTTTTAATTCCTCAAAAAAAGTTAAAAGTTATTTTATGTCGGAATATCCATTGTGCAATCCAGATAAATGGAATGTAAACCAATATCGTTTTCGAAAGTGTTATATAAAAAATCGACATCGATCTTGCTTACATAAAATCCACTCACCCCGCCAAACTGCCCACTGTATCCATGCAATGCCTGTATTATCGTGTTTGCTATGCTGAATGCATCTTGCAATGAACCAGCATATATATTGGTCTGGAATATTGGTCTATCTATTCCTTTGACCGATTGCGTTGTGCCCGTATAAACTGGTTGATGCACATTCCGCAAATTCCATGTAATAAACTTCTGTTGCGAAGCAAAGTTTCTGTTAAATGATGCATACACAGGAACCGGCGAAGCAGTCGATGTCAATTGCGCTTGTATTGCTAGTGCGTAATTACTGACATTGTTTTGACCAGCCATTGTTTAAACCTGTGTTGATGGATCATTGTGGTAACACAAAAACGTCACTTTCATTCTATCGTTTGATTCCATTGCGCTATCAATTCGCCAATCATGCCCACGCCAAACGATAGAATACAAATTCTGATTGTCGTACATATCTCGCGTATATGGTGTGTAATTAAAAGTTAAATTAATTACGCCAGCATAAACTCGATATTTATCTGTGATTCTTACATCATTTTTTACTTCTTTAACTTCTGCTTTGCTTTGAAATTTCAAAGTCTTTGTTGTTACCGTATCGCCATACGCCGAAGTTGTAAACCCCAAAGTATAGACTTGCGCTTCCTCATATCTTGCGACCATTACATCACCAGCGGTTTATATGGGCGCAGAAGTGTATCAACGCCCATTGGGATTGCAGCTTTAATTCCAACAGTATCGCCAACCGCAGAACGATTGTTGTACAAATGCGTAAACCACAAAAGCCCTGCTTGCTTAATAACTGGGTATGTTGCAAACGGTGATGCCGCAAGCGTATACGTCACAATTACAGGTGAAGTCATTTGCGGATTAATGCTTGTCGGCAAATCAGAGCAAATTACCTTACGCCCGGTTGGATCGTAATAATAAGCCGATGGTGATACCGTTGTCAGCACCGTTGGCGTTTCATCGTTGTAGTATTTGACCGAATCAATGGTCACGCCGCCCTGTGATGTTTCAGGCAAATCTAGCGACAATGGCGAACCGTACAAAGCCGAAACACCGTAATACGATTTGTATTGCACCGACACAATTGGCGCACCAAGATAATCCTCGATGGCCATGCGGATTGCTAGTTCAAGCGAAGTCAAATAGGTATCCTGACTTGTATCAGAATACAAATTCAACTGTTCCCGAATTTCGGATAACGTCAACCAGCCCGTTGAAACATTACGATTTGTCTGTTCAAACCAATCGTAATTAAACGGGTTGCGCGTTGGCGCAAGTTGAACAAATCCTAGTCCTGTCTCTTGAACTGGCATGATTAAGTCGCAATCAAACGAACACCGGCAAATGGATCACGCACAGTTGATACCATGCGTTTTTCAGCAAACATTGTCACAAAGCCGGGCGCACTCTGTTCCATC